TATTGACATAAGCCGTAGTTGTAAATCCATTCGTTGCCGAATTCACATAAGCCGTAGTTGTAAATCCATTCGTTGCCGAATTCACATAAGCCGTAGTTGTAAATCCATTCGTTGCCGAATTCACGTAATTGGTCGATGCATAATTTGCCAATCCATTAGTTGCTGAATTCACGTAATTGGTCGATGCATAATTTGCCAATCCATTCGTTGCCGAATTCACGTAATTGGTCGATGCATAATTTGCCAATCCATTCGTTGCCGAATTCACATAAGCCGTAGTTGTAAATCCATTAGTTGCTGAATTCACGTAATTGGTCGATGCATAATTTGCCAATCCATTCGTTGCCGCAGCAATCAGCGTGACCAGTCCATTGCTGACCGTATTATCCGCGACGATATAAGCATTAGTTCCAATCAACTTTCCATCCCCGTCAAATCCTGCGGCTATGTTAGTGTAACTAAAATATGCATTAGACACCGATAGAGTTGTATTAGTTTGATTGGAAGCTATCAGATTCCCCGTGACGGTCAAGTTAATGTTAGTTGCGTCCGTTGAAGTGCCCGTCTGTAATCCAGCTCCAGCGGGTGTTGCCCATGTTCCATCACCGCGCCAAAAAGTGGTATTGCCTGCAGAAGTGCCAGAGTTAAATCTACTCACACTGAGGACTCCAATCGTGATCTTAGCCGCGTCAATGTTATTCGTCGCCGCGGCAATCATATTCGCCGTCGCCGTTGAAACAGGCTTCGATGCATCCGCCGTGTTATCTACCGATCCTAGTCCCACATCACCTTTTACCAGCACGAGCGAAGTCTTAGCCTGCGCAGGTGTTCGGCTCGCCCATGCACCTGTAACGCTCATAATAAAATTGTTCTCCGCATGAGTAAGCCCCGCGATTGTCGTTAAGTCGGGGTCTAGCGGCTGGACGGCCGCGATAATCGCCGCATTAGTCGCGATCAATCTTGTGCTCAGCACGTTAGATACCGCATCATCCGCCGCGATATAGGCCGTGCCGCTACCGGCTCCGATATTCGTCACCAGATTGTAGAAGGTCGGATCAATGTTATTTGTGCTGATAGTGTTAATGGCGATAGAGTTGCTTCCGTGAATGTTGGTCAAGCTGGCGGCATCAAACGTACGAAAAATACCCATATTGCCATCCACCGCAACAAATCCTTTATCCGCGCTTCCCGTTGCATAGATTGAAGATGGAAGGTGTACGCCCTCGTCGTTTACGTTAAACTGTTCTAGCCCGCTCACATCAAACACTTGCAATGCCTTTGTTGAAGCGCCACCGCTCGCACGAAATGTCATATTAGAAAGCGTCAGCGTGAGCCGAGAGTCATTGTTCGTCAGCGCACCTGCCGTACCACTTACATTACCGATAGCCGTCAGAAGTGCCGCATTGGTAGCAATCAGTCTTTCGCTTAAGGCGTTAGACACGACTCCATCCGCCGCGATATAATCCGTATTCCCAAATCCGTTCGTCGTATAAACTCCCGCGAGGTTCTGAATCGAATAAAATAGCCCATTCGAATTGAACAGCGTTATGCCGTTTACCGGAGGTAGAACATAATTTGCCGGCGTGACGCTTTGGAATGTCACGTTGGTAGCAACTACGGTCCGCGTGCTGATCTGTGCGCGTACACTCAGGTTAGTCGCGACTTGCAAAGAGCCTGCGATGTAATTTGTACCGGCATTTGCACAAATTGCCATGCACGTGCCAAGTAGTAGAATTAGTTTTTTCATCTTGTTAATATACGGGGAATGCGGACACGTCTTTCCATTGCATTTGATAGTTTGCTGGATCCAATCCCGACATGATTGATAGAGTGTCCATCATCGCTTGAATAGTCGGTGAAGGCACCGACGTTGTCCTGCCACTAAACATAACAAGATCGTTATCGATTAGGAGCATATTAGGAGACCCCGAGTCTCCGCCTTTGTCGGCTCGAAAGTAGAATCCTGGAACGCCAAGAAAAGAGGGGCCATATGACGAAGACGCCCCCGTATCTAGGTGACCTTCTTGCTCAGTGCCAAGACGGAGGTGCGGGCGAATCCCGACGCCTAGACCCGCATTAGTTGGATACTGCGGATAATGACCCCCATAGCTGCCGATGTAAAGGTTTGTCCATGCTACTTTTATTGGCGTGATGCTAGCAGGCAAATCAGAAGTAAAACTCACGATGGTAAAATCGCCTAGGGGGTGAGACTGACCAAAGGTGATTCGATTTGTGATAATCATCGTAACGATAGCGTTATCATGCCCCACAAAAATAACTTCTTTACCATTATAAGCGGAATTTGTGCCCGCATTAGGATAAGCTGGATCGTAAACGGCTAACGCGGCAGCGCGCTGGGCGAGAGTCAACTCCGTATATTCGTTAACATCGTAGCCAAGACCATGACCACGAGTGTATGCATGACGTCTTGTCAACGCCGTCATTGGCACATGTCCGCGCGCGGATTGAATCTCGTTGCATTGGGATATCGCCGTGAGATTGGATATTCCCGTAAGCACGAAGTTAGGATTTCGTACGAAGTTGTTTTTGTTTGTCGTGTAATAAGGATACGACGACCAGAGAAGGTAGTTTCTGCCATTCGTTCTTGCAACGAAGTTAGTGTAAACATGATTGGCCAGACTTTCCGCTACAAGACCACCTACATAATTGTTCGTAGTCGCTGGCGTTGAAAGATACATGATTCTATTAAAAGTGGATCCGCTTTCAACTCCAGTAACCGCGTTAGACACAACGGCCGTGAATGTTGCATATGCGGGCGAAACGTAACTAACCACGTTTCCCGCTATACTGATCTCACTTGCCGCCGACGTAACGCGCGGATTCGGAAGATTGGAATCGGTAGCCGTTATCACGTAACTTCGCGATAGCAATTGAGTGCCAACACCAACCTGTCTATAATAGAATTCCATGTTCGTGATATACAGATAGGTATTTGTCTCAAGAACCGAAATTGGAACGTCAGGCAGCTGTGCATTAGCCGTGCACGGGGAATTGTACGCGGTCAAACGAGGGAAGCTTTTGAACGCACGCGCATCACAAATCACCATCAAAACCATTAAAATTACAAGTACCATTTTCATTCTACGTAATAGCTGCCAGAGACGGTTGCCGTTGCTCCGAAGGTTACAGGATCGGTATCATATGCCCAACCGTCAATTCGCGTATTATTAAAAATGAATGTACCGCTATGACCACCAAAGTAATCCGCGAAACCTCCTCCATAGAATCTTATGGTTGAATTCGCCGTAAACACGCTCTCATTTGCCGTTGTGCAGGAAAAGAGCTTCAAATTCAAAGGGTGAAGAACATCTCCAGGAGTAAGCGAAACGGCCGCTTCTGGAATTGTCAATGGCGCGATCGAGATGTCGTTAGGAGTGATACCTCCCAAATTCACTGGCCCACCGATAATAAATCCTGTAAAAGAATCGCAGCGCAATCGGCCAGTCGCGAGCGCTCCTTGAATGCTACCTGATATAGACAACCCCTCCATTTTGAGATGAAGAATGTTTGTCGAAGTGCATGTGAGTGTTATGCTTATATCACCTTGACCTGAAATCGTGACATTTGTTATGGAGTTTGGAACAACGAAATAATACGTATTTAATAGAACCGTACCATAACTAAAATAAAACGGAATGTTTTGACGAGGAACAATATTCTCCGAAAAGGTTCCGTCCGTGACAACTACGGTGTCGAAGCTTATCGCGGCCGCATTCGCCGCCGCTATCGAAGCAAACGGACGCAGAGGATTCCCGCGTTTTCCAGTCGCATCATTCCCGCGCACGGTGGAAACAAAAACGGCCGTGTTCCAATTTACATTGTTCGTATGTGAAGCACCAGTCGTACTCCCGTCCGAGTAACTGCCCGCGGCGAGGCCGGCGATGAGGCTATTGGAGACGACTACATCGGCCGCAATATACGCTGTACCGCTACCAGCCCCGATATTGGTTACTAAGTTATAGAATACGGCATCAATCTTATTGGTCGTGATGATAAGATAATTTGTCGCATTATTGACATAGTTCGTCAATCCAGGCAAGACGTTAGTATAGACGACGGATGTTATATTCGTATAGACTAGAGGAGTAAAGCCGTTCGTTACGGAGTTGACATAGTTCGTCAATCCTGGCAAAACGTTTGTATAAACGACGGATGCTATATTGGTATAGACCAATGGCGTAAAGCCATTCGTAGAAGCGTACACGTAATTTGTCACGTAAGCCTGCGACACGCCACCTCCATCGACTATTATAGTTTCAATGGCTCCATCGACTTCCGCCTTCGAATACACGCTCAGACCAGTCCGAGCCGTACTCAGATTGGTCGTCGTAGTCCATGGAGAAGCTACGACTGGCACGACGGCGCGCGATTCGAAACCCATCGTCACGAATATGACGATGAGCGTGGCGAGAATGAAACGTCTCATAATTGAACGAATGCTTGCCAACCAGTCGTGCCGTATCCAGACATCTTGAAGTAGAGTGTATTAGCCGTCGTATCAATGTATGAATATCCAGGAGGAGCCGTGACAACATTCTCTGGAGATCCAGTGCCAGTGAGACGATATGGATAGATCGCGGACGAAGCGGAATTGCTCGTGACGGACGGCGTAAACTCAATCTGACCTTCAAGGACACGCGTCACGTTGCCAGATCCAGTATTATACATCTCAATGTCATACACGTAACGTCCAGCTTTAATACCGGCCGTTGTTTCTGGAGTCAGATTGATTGAGATCTTACCAGAAGCGGATGAGATCGTCTGACAATAGAAATCCGTCACGTTCTCGGATAAGTAGCTTTTGCGAAACTGCGCGCGAAAGTTCTGGCTCGTGATATTGAGCGGCAGTCCATTCGGATCCTTCAGATCAATGATAGCGGCGAAAGACGAGCCTTTATCGGCCGATAGATTAGCGATGATGGCCATAAAAGAATTGTTTAATAACCGATAGCGGACCAATAGTATTGCGCCGTGCCTAGTTGAGCCGATGCCGGGATCGCCGCGTACCCATAGCCAACGCTCGATATGCCTTTGAAACTACTCGTAGTGATCGTGTCGATATATACAAATGGAGCGTATGACACCAGTGGATATCCCGTAGTGTAATATCCAGGATATGTCGCTATCGGATAGTAGTCAGTGAACCATTTAGTGTCCACATTTGCCGTAATATTGAAACATGCATTTGGAAATGGAATCGGAAATGTAACAGTTTGCCCGTACCAGTAGTGAGAATTATTCGCACCGACAGATACATTATTCACTTGAAGCGCTAGGCCCCATTGCAAAATGATACCACTTGGCAATTTGGTATAACCATTCGTCGCGGCTAGATTGGTACCACCACTGGGGTATCCAGAATCCGCGGCAAAATTGTTAATCTTCTGCCTTTGAATTTCAAAGGTATCACTCTGTAAAACCGGTGTGCTTGGTTGCGTAGCCATATGTATGTTATTAGAACTGTGTTACGATCGTAAGTGTTTCCGTCTGACCGGGAGCCTGAGTGATCGGCACTCGATTTTGCAAGTAGACTACTTCACCGGTTCCGGCAACATATTCTTCCGAAGAAGTCGCGCTCGTGATAATAATACCGAGTGGTACTGGAGCAGCAGGCTCCGCCGTATAGTCAGGCTTTCCATAGATCTTGTATGCTCCAGTGCCAAATGGAATTGGTGTTATATTCAAGCCAGCCGATCCAAACGTCGAAGAGTTTTGATGATAATATACGGTCGCGGACGATGCGCCTATCTTGACGATATCAACGTACCCTCGCGCGTTTTCGCCGGCACCTCCTCCCGTCTGATGAATGACATCTCCAAAATCTGGAAGATATGTCGTCGACGTCGTATTTATGACGAGCGACTTAAGGCAGCGATATGTGATCGTCGAGCCGCTCGTCGAAGCAAATACTACGGGATTTCGAATCAGTGATACTTGTCGTATTTGATCCGTCGATGGAACATCCGCCGTGCCAGGATATACGGCGTCATATGCAAAGTTGGCATAGAACCCCGCATAGTAAGCAGGAAGATCCGACGTGACATCATATCCAAAACCATTCTGTGGCGCGATGCGAGGAATAATAATGGCCGTTGTAGTTCCAAGGCCGGCAACAAACTCAACGGCGCCAGTCGTATATCCAGATCCATTTGCCGTCATGTCTACGCTCACGATGACTCCACCTAAGCCCACGCTCGCAACTCGACCAGCCGCCAAAGTTCCATCTCCTTTAATCAGGAATGTCGATGCCGTCGTATATCCAGCGCCACCGGATACGACACGACATGAATAGATCGCGCCGGCCGATGAGGTTGGAGCCGTGATAAGCGCGGAAGAACCCGTAGTCGTCGCGCGACGATATATCTTGAAGAACTGATTCGAATCAAGTGTGCTCGAAGTATTGCCAGATAAAGCGGAAAGACCTTTGGCCGTCAAAGTCGCTCCCGTATCAAGACCCAGATCGGATACGTAAGTCCATCGATACGAGTCCGCAAGTGCCGTCGCCACCGTGCCAATCACCGTAGCTCCTTGATGTGGCTGTGACGTTACGGTCTGCTGAGAAGAAGAATCGATTCCAGATTGAGCGCAGATGTACACTTTATCTCCGGATCCTGAATTCCATACGGCATAGCATGGATAAGCTAGACTTCCATTTGGCAGAGTCGAAGGATAATAACAGCTAGGATCCGATGAATCATATGCTTTGAAATATGTGCCAGAAGCCCAATTGTATCGAGGAAGCACGTATCCGGCATTACCGTAGATAGCGCCTATGGAAGCCGCGGATCCTGCATTCAAAGCTACCGTGACTTTCTGCAGAGCTATCAGATTGTTCCGCACGTCAACTTCCGTCTTCACGGCCGCGACTGGGGAAGCAGGAGACGCATCGGATCCATCAAATCCTTTATATGGATCCGACTTGCCAATGCCGATGTAGTACTGAGAATAGAATGAGAGTGTCGCGCCGGATAATGACGTCGTTGGCGCGGGAAATATCTGAAACGAATTCGTAGAAACGGATGTCACGATCGTCGACAATGTAGAAAGAATACCGGTGCCTGATACGGTCGTTACGGCCATGCCAATCTGAAGATTAGCAGGAATGGTTAAGGAAGACGACGTGACCGTCGTACCAATCGAACCGCAGCCAGCGATCATCACTTTCGGCAAAGTCATCTCGTCAAAGATGTTCTGCACGTTATTCTTGCGAAATCGATGTGTAATGATAGCTGACATAGTTTAGTTGAGGATATTTATATCGCTCATGGAGAGAACGTGATAATCGTATTAGCCGTCAGCGTTGACGTTGAGAGCGAACCGTTCAATGTAATTATACCGGTCGATGTACTCGACGAGTTGACTCTAATAGTAGAAGCCGTCGACGTCGTACTAAAACTCATAAAAAAGCTCGAACTTGGAGCTGAAACAAACATTCCAGGCACGATATTCGAAGATGAAGCCGTGCCGATAGATAACGTATTTGTGCCAGATACGAACGAAGATGAAAGCGTCGACGTAAATTTCACGGTAGCTCCGATGTTCGACCAATCCGCATACGTATAGTTCAACGAATTGTGATTCGCTTCAACATAACTGCCATATGCATCTCCGATCGTGTAGTTCCCATATTCCGCTATCTGTGTTGAATCGAGAAACCAGAGTGCGTTCTGATAGTCATATCGCGCATTGACCATTCGACTCGGAGCGACGTCGCCGATTCCACTATTTCCCAACGCCGTAGGTTGAACGTAATACTTGAATCCAACCGGATGAACGAGAGCTCGATATGGAATATCGAATATATCTTCTCCGCCTACGACGCCGGTCGTGATGATGTAGCTAAATGGAGTCCAAGCTTGAATAGGCGTTTGATTAAGTACGGCGCTTCCTCCACTCACGGAAGTTACGGATATGAGCATTCCAGATCCAGTGAGCCAATCTCGAATGTACCCCTCTACGGTCGTAGGATAATCCGTCGCATCATAGATTGAAGCCGTATCATTATAGAAAAGCTGAAAGAACGTAGCGGCGGAATTACGAGATCCGCGAGTATTGTAAAAATACTTAATGATCTTACGATATAGCTGAGCGCGTAAGAAAGCCCGCTCTTCATCGCTCAAGTTATAATAGAATGGCGCGGCGGAGCCACCAGTCGTCAAAGCGGAACCAGATGACATGTATGACGGAACTGGAACATATGGCGCGACGGCATTCTGAATATGTGAGAGATAATCCTGATCGACCAGATCAACATCGACCTGAGATAGAATGGAGTACAGGATATTCGACGGACCAGATCCAGATCTGCCAGATAAAGCCGTTGAAGTCGGCGTTGTTACGACGACCGTACTCAATAAGCCATTCGAATCGATCGTCGTAGTCGATGTGGTAAGCGGTGTCGTAGCCCACTCATTCAGATTCATGAACTTATAATACTCCGTGAGGAGCGTCATGAAGTTCGTAGCCGTGACTCGTATCTGATCGGGAAGCAAGTCCGTAGATCGTGCCGCTTCTAGATTACGCGGCTGATAGTCATTGATTCCGAGAATGGATGTCATGATTGTGGATCGCGACTAAACGTTGTATATGTACTTGCGCCAAGCACACCGGCCTGAGCGAATGAATCGGACGTAGCCGTTACGGACGTCTTATTCATATCAATTGCGATTAGCTGATGACGACTTGGCGCTACGTCATTTGAAGCTGGTCGAGAATTGATTTGAATAGTGCTCGCCGTGGTCGTATCGATACATGATCGAATCACGGCATACTGAGATGTCGAATCGATCGTGATACTTGGAGTAGACCAATATAGCGTATTACTGCTATTTGACGTGATAGCCGCGGCGGATCCGGCTCCTTGACCAGCCGTAATATAGAGCACGGATCCGACAAATTGATTTGTGTACCAGGCCCCTTGACCGCCATATGCGCTGTCTAGCAAAGAAACTCCCGCGCTTGGCTGAGAAGTGGCCGCGCCGGTGAAGTAGAGATACAGCTCAACTTTCCCCGTCGAAGGATACACGGTTCCAATATGAATGTCCGATCCCGTCGATACGTACTTAGGATCCGAAGCAATCGCCGTTGACGATGAATTCTTCGACATGAATAGACGACGAGTCGTCGAAGACGTCGGATCATCGCCATCCTTAAGATAATATGCACCGGACGGAGGAGTGATTGTCAAAGTAGAATACGTGACGGCCGATGAAGTCAACCACGATAACGAAGCGGAACCATTGAGCGTAATTATTGAATAGCTACCAGTATTATTGATCGACGTGATCGAAAGTGTGCCAGTTGCAAAACCGCCAGCGCCAACGCTTACACCACTATTCGTCGTCGTGCTTGAAGATACGAGAGCTCCAACAACTAGATATGGATGTGTTAGAGCGTTTGTTGATAGAGTACTCGTGCCAGGACTTGAAGACAATATGATATTATATGACGCGGACGAATATGTGCCATACACCTGAATCGCCGTTTGAGCTGGCATGAGTACCGTCGATAGTGTGAAGCCGCTCGAAGTGACCATTGAATTGGTCTGATTGGCCGAGCCATATAGAGTGTTGCCAAATGTAGAGACTAATCCATTTGGCGCATTTGTCGCGCCAAGGCCAATTGTAGCTACATCGCTTGCCGCCGTCAGCGCATTCACTCCATAGTTTTTATAGAATGACACCTGAATGTCCGAATTCAGAACGGAAACGTCGGACGAATCAATCTGACGAAGAAGATTCGAATGACGAAATACGCCGGTAAAATTCTGCAGAGAAGCGGAATTGTAAGCGTTCACGATACCCGTACCAGTAGAAGCCAGATCACTCGGCCCCTGCGTCGTCAAATTTGGATTATACTTAAGATTGACATTCAGAGATAAGAGCACGTAATCTGGCGCATAATATATCGGCGTGATAGACATCACCTTAAAAGGCTTGAGCTTGCTAATGACGTCCGAAGACGTCAGCGCCGTCGAGCTCGTATATGAGATAAACACCTTTCCGGCATACTTAGCCGCATTGGTCGGATCATATACCACTTCGTCTTCTCCGCCCCATACGTTGACGGAAGTGATAGACGTATTTTGCTTTTGGAGCAGCGCGACGTAGTCATTTGCCGTGACGGCACGATTCTGTGCGATCAACGACGCTGGCGCGTTGAGACGAATAGAATCGATTGATTCTTGATCCGCGCCACCTGCGGAATAGGCGAGAGCCGTGACGACTGGCGAGAGTGTCTGAACATTGCCCGTATCCGTGAGCGTCGAATCGGCATATGCGAATGTCGACAGTCCATTTCCAATCACGCCTTGCGTCGATACATATCGAACCTGCACGACATTCAGATTGTTCAGAGCTTTCCCGATTACACCATCGCCAAATGTAATTTCATAAGTCCCATTGCTGCCGAGCGAGAGATAGTATATCTCCGAAGTGCCTTTCACATTTGCGATATCATTTCCCGTATTCGCGATGAAATCGGAGATTGATCGATATGGAATAGGAGACGTCACGTTCTGATTCTCATATACGTTGACGGCCAGAGTGGTAATATCCGCGGATGGATCATCGATCGTAAATCTTTGATTGGCCAGCGTATTATCCGCCTGATATGTCTGCGTACGATAGACTCCTTGAATTAGCGGAAGATTTATGGCATAAGAGCTCTGACTCGCAATAAGAGTGGCGACCTGAGCGGCTTGAGTCACGAATGTGAATGATCCATTTGGTCCAGTGCCAGTGAACTTAGAACCAGCCGCGACCGTTAAGGTTGATGAGGCGACAGGAGTTCCAGACGAACTAAAAACACTATACACATTGACCGTCGCGGCTTTGATTGACGCGGGTATATAGCCAAGCAGTTTGGCCTGAGAGATAACGGAAGAACGAAGCTGCGCCGTATCAATAAAGCTCTCATTCAAATTCAAGTGAGCCAAAACGGCATTGTAATGCGTGTTATATGACAGCACATCGAGAAGCATATTGAGCCCCGCGCCATCATAGTTCCAGTCTTTGATCGGCGAGTCCTGTCGTAGGAAGTAGGCTTTCAAATTCGCTTTGATCTGATCAAAGTCGAGTTCCGTGACGTTTAAGAGTGGTTGTGCCATATATTATCGTAGTCTCTCAAGAGAAAAATTCAGTGATGCTTCCGTATTTAGCGCGATGATGTTAAAGTTAATCGTGACGTGATATGCATTGACATCCGATTGATCGACGACGTCGACGGATATGACATTCACACGAGGTTCATATTCAATAAGGACTCGCGTAATCTCTTTATTTATTGCGATTGCCGTGTATGTATTGGCATTCTCAAATAAGAGCGCACGTATATTTCCTCCACGAAATGGATCAAATGGCGCTTCATAGAAATTGGTCAAGACCAAGTTGCGAACCGCGTTCTTCACGGCCATAATATCCGTGACGGGAACGACGTCTTTGCTTAAAGGGCTGATGAACGGATCTCGAAGGTCCAGATCCGAATAGATCTGAACGGCCGCGACATTGCGTGGGCGTACTGGATTATAGTCCGAGAAACTCATCGAGTCTATTTATGTCGATCAATTCAGATTGATCGTCGTACCTTTGATGTTGATCGTTGAGCCACATATATTGATGACTCCTCCAGGCGCGAGCTCAATGAATCCACCGTCTTTATGAAGTAAAGAGATTCGCTCTGAGCCAGCCGTATCGTCATATTCAATAACATGTCCAGAACGTGTTTTGATCGCTTGATTGTTTGGATAGCTTGGAGCAATATACGATAGACTGACGGATTGCTTATAAGTGGCTTTTGCCGCGGCCGTTCCTGAGATTGCTTCTACGGGAATATCCGCGCCCGTCTTAGTCGGATTGGTGCCAGAAGGATCCGAGAATCCTTGAGTCTTATCTGGCTTAGCCACGATTTTCGATGCGATCGATCCTAATATGATTGGATCCTGAGCCGAAGGGCCATCTCGAAAGAAACCGAGCACCCACGATCCGGGCTGCAGGCCAGTCGCCGACTGACCGACTCCGGCCATTGATGCGGACGTGTTTGGAAGTAGGCACAGCGCCCATGGCAGTCCAGACGTCGGGAGCAAGCCACGATCGTCCTCATGATAGCCTACACATCGTACGCGGACTCGACCGAGTTGTAAAGGATCCGTGACGTCTTCTACGACGCCATGAAACCAATGAAAGCCTCCGCCGTTTAATGCAAAGTCGTCTTTATGATTTGTCATTGGCATATCAGCTCTTATTTAGATCATATGTCAATGAGTCACGTTTCAGGCGCATGCGACAATGATACTCGCTGCCAAACTGATGAATGACGGCCGTGACCAGATACTTTCCAGATACGGTTCGATCAAAGTAATCATCGAAGTTGCCTTTCATGCTCTTCTTATCAAACTGCTTTAAGTCGATAGCCTTTGGAATTTCGAGTGTGACTTTGCGTCCCGGTCTCATCTTAAAATCGCCTGCCGTGTAGATCTCATGTGTAATCGTATCAAATGTTTAGACGATTGAATTGTATATACCTAAACGATTGACCATTAGATCGTGATAGCTCTTCGAAGATCCATCAGATGAAAATGCCAATGAATTGATTGGCATGTACTGAGTGAATGCACTGTAAGTTTCATC